TTTCCATGATCGTGACGCCGTACTCGCCTGCGATGCGGACGATGCTCGGCATATGGTTCAGCGTTTCTTCAGTTAAACGAATCTCTGACACTTTGAATTTTCCTTTTCCAGTTTCAATCAGTCCTCTGTAACGAGCGGATCGGGCCAGTCAACCTGATATTGATGCCGCTTGGTAAATAGCTGCCGTGCCTCTTTCAGCGATGCAACCGCAGTTACTTTGTAGCGAGCGCCAGCCGCGCATTTGACCTTGCCGCCGTAGAACAACTCGTCGTAGCGCGCGACCGACGTCCAGAAGCCATTGGCGTTCTTGACCTCCCAGTGGCGCTGGATCGAATTCTTGTAGCTCTCGTAGATCGTGTTCTTGTTTGCTTCGACCTCGCCGAATTGAACCGCCGCACCGCTTTTGGTGTCCCTGATCTCGCCTTCCATCAGGCAGTCGAACAGCCAACGCTGGACGCAGTCACCGCCACGCATCTGCTGATCCTGCAACGCCTTCGTCTGCGGGGCAGTGCGGACGTTGACCGTCGCCAGATCGAACGTCTTCAGGTGGTGCAGGATGTGCTTCTTGCCGCCACGGTCGTACCAGCTTTGTAAGCTTGCGTAGAAGTCATAGTCCTGCTTGCGCCGGTCGGAGATGTCGAACACGGCCCAGCGGCGTTCATCGGCTGTCGCTGGCACGACCCACTCTTCGTTCGACGTGAACAGGATGCGGGTGAAGTTCGGCGCCATGTAGCTGTCGACGCCCTTGCGCTCAATCATGATGCGAGGGTTGGTGACGAGATCCTTCAGCGCGCCTTCAGCCGACTTGCTGCCGGCCCAGAACGCCTCTTCTGCTTGCAGCAGCAGGCAGTCTTCCAGATGGCGGTTGAAGTTGCCGACCAGTTGTTCCTGGCGGCTGATGGTCTTGTGGTGCTGCGGGAACAGACCACCCAGCAGTTCGCCCAGCTTCGACTTGCCGGTGCCTTTCAGGCCACGCAGCACCGTGGCCACGCCGATCTTGGTCATTGGCTCCTGCACCATCTGCGCGCACCAGCCCATGATCCACTTGTAATTCGCCTCGTCGCGGTCGGCGATGATGTCGAACATCCAGTCGGTGAACATCGACACGTCACCTTCTTCCGGCTCACACGACCAGCCGCGCCACAGGTTGTACGCGCCGATCTTCTGGCCCTCTGGCAAGAACACCAAGCCGCGCGCCGTGCGCCGTTCGGGGTGCGTCAGCCAAAGCTTCACGGGGTTGACCTGTTCGATCACGATGTCGCCGTTCTTTTTCTCGACCTCAATCGGGATGCACTGGTTGGCGAATTCCTTGGTCAGATCCTCGACGCCGAACAGTTCCAGCCCGTCCTGCATATCGTCTTCGCGGATGACGCGGGCGCTGCCCGACACCTGAACGAACACCAAGTCCTGCACAAGCTGGTCGACCAGACCCTTCTTTTTCTCTTCGCGCACGACCTTCTTGGCCTTGCCTTCGATGTAGGCGGCGGTCACCGGCTGGGCGCTGGTGTTACGACCGAACGAGCGCCACCGCTTGGCGCACTCACCGTGAACGTATTTGCCGCCCTTGGCGGACCACTCGTCCCACAGTCGCAGCCCGTCAGGCTCGCCGTTGGTTTCGTGGTGCAGGGCCATGCCGACCTTGACCCACTCGTCATGGCCACAGTCGGGGTCGAGGCTCTCCATCCACGTCTCAAGCTCCATGAAGCTCTTGCCGAGGCGCGGACGCAGCGTTAGCAGTTCGTCAACGTCGCCGTGCGTGGTCGACACGCCCTTGCGGGATAGCTCCCAGTCGTCGGGGATGATGCTTTCGAAATAGGCAACGAACTCCTGCGCCTGGCTCTGGGTGAGCGTCGGCAGATCGTCGTGCGGTATGTCGATCAGAGACTTCTTCGGCCAGCCGTAGGGCTGCTGCGTGTCTGGGTGGACCGCATACGCCACAAACTGCTGCCCCTTGGCCAGCACCTCGACCGCGTTCTTGTTGCCTAGAAAGTCAACATATTCGTTCGACCGGATCTTGCCGAACGGCTCGTCGCAGCGGAACACCATCAGCGCCTTCGGCTTCTTGCCGATCCGCAGCGGTGCTTTGCCGAGATTGTTCTCGACCCACTTCACCAGCTTGTAGCTGATGTCCTTGTCGAGACAGTCGATGTCGATGGCCGGCGTGTTCTCGGTGAGGATGCCGACACCGCAGTTCGCCATGCGTGGATCGGCGAGCCACTGGTCGAGCTTCTCCGCGTCAGCGTGGCAGTTCTGCCAATCGCTGATCGCGGGTGCCTTATGGCCTGCCCTGATCGGGAGGGGGGAATACCCCAACGAAACCAGTTGCGCTCCGTGAGAATTAAGATAAGACAACTCTACTTTCCTTTCCAACTACGCGGGCTGTCCTTCGGGACGGCCCTTTTTTTATGCTTTCGGGATGCGCTCCAAATACCAAATGGCCTTTTTCAGGCTCTCGTCTTGGCCTTTGTGGCGCTCACGCCAGATGTACTTGAGCGCATTGCCCTTGCAGTAGCCGCGAAACTCTTCCGCAGTCAACGCCGATTCGATGGCATCGATACATTCGACGTCGCCTTGGCGGTAGTGCGGCGGGCTGTTGACAAGGTCGAACGGGAAACGCGAATCTTTTTCCGCCAGTTCCTCATGCATCTTGCGGAAGTCGCCTAGCACACTCATGCCTTCGCAGCTGCTTCAAGAGACTGGCGCAGTTCGTCTGCAACGTGCGGGCAGAGTTCGTGCCACTGCACTTCGCCCTTGGTGAGCATCGACATCTGAAGGGCGCGCTTCACAGGGACGCCATCAGCGATCCACTTGTATAGCGCCTGGGTGGACACATCCAACAGCGCACACAGCCGACGCATATTTCCGTTGGTGGCGATCTTGGCCACACGCTCTACCGCACTGCGGATTTTGTTTTCTTCATTTTCAATCATCATTTTTCTCCTTGACATACTTTGTTGAGTTGCTAACTAGGGGTTGTCGCCGCACATTTACAGCGCCGATACAAAGTGTCAACAGGAGAAATTGAAATGACCAACGATGAAATACTGAACCGGTTGAAAAGCATCGAAGCCGACGTAGGCGTGCTGATAATGCACATCACCAACGACGAACCTGTCGCTGAACCGGCCACACCCCAGATCGCCCCAGGCACCGTCATCACCCTTGAAGACGTCCGCGCTGCGCTGACCAAGCTGGCCTCTGCTAAGGGCGCCACGCACGTCAAGGCGCTACTCGCCGACTACAACGCCAAGAAGCTCTCCGACCTCGCACCGATCAACTACCAAGCTGTGCTGTTTGCTGCCGAGAAGGAACGGGGCAATGACTGACGCCTTGGTCAAGACGCTTATTAAAAAGCGCAACACGATGCGGGCCAAGTTTCGGCTCATCGACGCCGAACTGTCCAAGGCCACCGGCGAATGGAGCCGTGCTAACGGCTACCTCGTAAAGCTCACGCCTGAACAGGTGCTGCGCGAACTGGAGCGGACCAATGCGTAGGGAAGACGACGACCTCAACGCTGCCCGTGGCTGCATCACCGCGCTGTCGTGGTGCGGTGTGTTCTGGCTGGTCGTGTTCTTGTCGTTTGTGTTTGGTTGAAAGGGAGTTTGATGAAGGTGCTTGTAGCCTGTGAATACAGTGGAACTGTTCGCGATGCGTTCATCGCCCGTGGCCACGACGCCCTGTCGTGCGATCTGCTCGACACCGATGTCGACGGCCCGCACTACAAAGGCGATGTCCGCGACATCATTGGCGATGGCTGGGACTTGATGATCGCCCACCCGCCCTGCACATACCTGTGCAGCAGTGGGCTGCACTGGAACAAGCGTGTCCCAGGCCGTGCCGCGCAGACAGAAGAAGCGTTGGACTTCGTGCGTCTATTGCTTGACGCACCCATCCCGCGCATCGCGCTGGAGAACCCCATTGGCTGCATCGGCACCCGCATCCGCAAGTCCGACCAGACGATCCAACCGTGGCAGTTCGGCCACGATGCCAGCAAGGCCACTTGTTTGTGGCTTGTAAATCTACCGGCTCTTGTGCCAACAACTTTAGTCGAGCCGCGCATCGTGGACGGCAAGAAGCGTTGGGGCAACCAGACCGACAGCGGCCAGAACCGTCTGCCGCCTAGCGCAGACCGCTGGAAGATCAGGAGCGAAACGTACACCGGCATCGCCGAAGCAATGGCCGACCAATGGGGCCAACTTGAAGGAAACAATAATGCAAATTGAAATGTTCGAAGAGGCCGAACCGGCCCACGCCAAGCTCTCGCCGTCGTCAGCGCACCGCTGGCTGTACTGCGCCGGCAGCGTGAAGCTTGAGGCAGGGATGCCAGACCAGTCGACCGAGTTCAGCCGTGAAGGCACGGCGGCTCACGCACTGGCCGAGTGGTGCCTGCGCGAGGAGATCGACCCGACCGAGATGGTGGGCGACGAGCTTGAGGGCTGGGTCATCACCAAGGACATGGCCGATCACGTCGCGGACTACGTCGACTACGTCCGCAACATCCACGGCACTGACGGTGAAAGCAACCTGTTCATAGAGCAGCGCGTCGAGTTCACCGAATGGGTGCCTGGTGGCTTCGGCACGTCGGACGCCATCGTTGTTGGCGATGGCCTATGCCACGTCATCGACTTGAAGTTTGGCCAAGGCGTCAAGGTCAGCGCGCACCAAAACGAACAGGCGATGCTCTACGCCCTTGGCGTGTGGCAGACCTATGGCCGGATCTTCAACATCGATACGTTCGTGTTGCACATCCATATGCCACGGCTCGACTACGTCAGCGAGTACACCATCACGGTTAAGGAACTGCTGCGCTGGGCCGACAAGGTTGTGCGCCCCGCTGCGGCCAAGGCCGTTGAAGGGTCGGACAACTTCGAACCCAGCGAGAAGGCGTGTCGCTTCTGTAAGGCTCGCGCAACGTGTAAGGCACTGGCTAAGCACAACTACGAGATCGCAGTCGGCCAGTTCGACGACCTTGAAGAACCACTGGAGCCAACGGCGCCAGAGCTTCTGTCGGTCGACGAGATCGCCAAGCTGCTGCCGAAGTTGTCGATGATCAAGTCGTGGGCCAACGACGTCGAAGAACACGCGCACAAGACCTTGGCCGCTGGCGGTGTCGTGCCTGGCTACAAGCTGGTCGAAGGCCGCAGCAACAGGCAGTGGGTCGACGACGACCAAGCCGCCAAGGTGCTTTACGACAAGGGCTACGACCCCTTCACCAAGAAAGTAATTTCACCCACTCAGGCAGAAAAGCTGCTTGGGCGGACGAAAGCCGCCGAGATCGCCGATCTCGTCGTTAAGCCACGGGGCAAGCCTTCGCTCGCTCCAGATTCCGATCCACGTCCTGCCTATGGCGCAGCCGCCGTCGATCTATTTTAAAAAGGAAAAGTCAATGACTGCACTAGTACTCAAGAATGTCCGCCTCTCGTTCCCGCAAATCTGGACGCCAAAGGCGTTCGCCGCTGGCCAAGACCCACGCTTCAACGCCAACTTCCTTATCCACAAGGAAGAGCAGGCTGAACTGATCGCCAAGATCAAGGAAGCCGTGAAGGCCGTGGCCACCGAGAAGTGGGGCAAGGACGTGCCGAAGTCGCTCAAGGTCTGCATCGGCGACGGTGAAGAAAAGGATTACGACGGCTACGACGGCGCGATGTTCCTCTCGGCGTCCACGAAGACCCGTCCCGTGATCGTCGACCAGAAGAAGAATCCTCTGGCCGAAGAAGACGGCAAGC